ATAATGTGATAAGAGGTATTAAACCCAACACATTTGAAATTTGGCGTGATGGTACTATGATTAATCAGAGCTCTCATGCCAAAGAGTACCAGAAGATCCTCGAGCAAAATATCCTAAAACTTAATCATAAGTCGTTTCATCAGGTAGTTGTGTTAGGTTCCTCCTCATTTATTCCCTTTATGCAACTATCTACTGGACACAGGAGAGGTGTTATTGAGGATCTTCTGGACATCAATGTTTTTTCTAAAATGAATATCATATTAAGAGAGCAAACTAATAAATTAAAAGATGAACTAAAAGATTTAAATTATAAAATAGATATATCAACAAATAAAATTGATACTCAGAAAAAATATATAAAAGATATTCAATTATTGACTGATGAAAATAAAAAACAATATCACGATAAAATAACAATTTCTAATAGTAAAATTACAGTATTACAAAAAGATAATTATGAATTATCTGATGGCTTAGATGATGAACAAACAAAAATTGAAGGTGATTTAAAAGAACTTCATGATTTAAAAAATGTTAATATGATGGCTAATTCAGAAGTTCAAACTCAAATGAGAGCAATTGGTAAAACTGCAAAGTTTTTTGAAACAACTGATAATTGTCCGACATGTAAACAATCTATTTCTAGTGATATAAAAGAAATTGCTTTATCTGAAGCAAGAACAGAAGCCAAATCTTTACAAAGTAGATTACAATTGATCATGGATGAAAAAGAATCTGTAACACAAGATATTGATCATTGGAACAAATTATTAGGTTCTATTAGAGAAAAAACTACTGTTATTAATATGAATAATAAAGAAATAGCTTCATTGCAAAATAGCATAAAAGAATATCAAGAATTTTTAAATAACGATGTATCTGCAGATTTAAGTGAAGCTAAAAATCAATTAGAAAATTTGATAATGAGTAAATCGGATCTTTATACTCAAAAGATGGAAAGAAACGAAAAATATTCTTATAATTCTGCTATGGCCGAAATGTTAAAAGATACTGGTATTAAAACAAAAATTATAAAACAATATTTACCGGTAATGAATACTCTGATTAATCAATATTTACAAGTATTAGATTTTTATGTGCACTTTGATTTAGATGATGAATTTAATGAAACAATAAGATCTCGACATCGTGATGACTTTACATATGAATCTTTTTCTGAAGGTGAGAAACAAAGAATAGATTTGTCTTTATTATTTACTTGGAGACAAATAGCTAAGATGAAAAATTCGGTATCGACAAATCTATTAATATTAGATGAAACATTTGATTCGTCTCTTGATCATGAAGGTGTAGAAAATTTATTAAAAATATTAACAACTCTTCCAGATGAAACGAATGTATTTGTTATATCCCATAAAGGAGAAATATTAGATAATAAATTTGAAGATAAAATAGAATTTACAAAAGTAAAAAACTTTTCGAAGATCGCTGCTTAACTGTTTACAAATACCCGAAAATGTTATATAATTATTATAGAAAAGTGAGGTTATAATATGGAATTTTCTGACAATACAATGACAATATTTAAAAATTTTGCTGATATAAATCAAAATATATTAGTACAAGAAGGTACAAAATTAAAAACAATTCATGAAGCTCGTAACGTATTAGCAATTGCACAAGTTGATGATACATTCCCTAAAGATTTTGGAATATACGATTTAAGTGAATTTATTGGTGTTACTAATTTAGTAGATAAACCAAATCTTTCTTTCGAAGATGAATACGTAACAATTAGTGATTCTACTGGTAGAAGTAAAATTAAATATTTTTATTCATCTCGAGATACTCTTACAACTCCATCTAAAGATATTGTTATGCCCGAAGGTGAAGTTAAATTTAAATTAGAATCAGCAGTTTTAGATAAAATAAAAAGAGCAGCGTCAACTTTAGGACATACCGAAGTATCAATAGCTAATAGTGATGGATCAATAAAAATATCTGTTATTGATAGTCAAAATAGTACTTCAAATACTTTCTCTATTGATATACCTGGTGAATATACAGAAGGTACAAACTTTAATTTTATTTTAAATATAAGTAATCTAAAAATAATACCAGATGATTATGACGTAGAAATATCATCTAAATTAATATCACAATTTTCTAATCCAAGAATGAATGTTCAATACTGGATAGCATTAGAAAAGTCATCAACGTTTGGAGTATAAAATGGCAAAAGAAGTAGAAACAACTGAAAACGTAGATACGGTTGATACAAATATCGATACTGTAACTGCAAAAGAAAAAGTTATTCAAGATTTAGCAAACAAATCTTGTAGAAGTATGGTAGCCGTCATAGATGCCATGTGCCAACGTGGTGCATTTAAAGGAGAAGAGCTTTCTACAATTGGTGGATTAAGAGATCAATGTATACAGGTTATACAAGGTGTAGAAGAATTAGAACAGGAAAAAGCTCTTAATTCTTAATATGTACTTTCTATTTGAAATGTGTTATAATTATATTATGGAGAAAGTATGTCAAATGATTTTTTATGGGTTGAAAAGTATCGTCCGAAAACGATAAACGATACTTTATTACCGAAAGATTTAAAAGAACAGTTTCAAAAAGTTATTGAAACAGGCGAGTTACAGAATATGTTACTCACCGGCACGGCTGGTTTAGGTAAGACTACAGTCGCTAAAGCTATTTGTAACGAGCTTAATTTAGATTATATTGTTATAAATGGTTCTGAAGAAGGTAATATTGATATATTACGAGGTAAGATAAAACAATTTGCAAGTTCAGTATCTTTGCAAGGTGGAATAAAGGTTGTCATTCTTGATGAAGCAGATTATCTTAATCCTCAATCAACACAACCAGCACTTCGTGGATTTATCGAAGAATTTGCAAATAATTGTAGATTTATTTTAACTTGTAATTTTAAGAATAGAATTATTTCACCACTACATTCTCGTTGCGCAGTTTATGAGTTTAATACTAATAAACAAATATTAAGTGAGCTTTGTCCTGACTTCTTAAAAAGATGTGAATCGATATTATCAGAAAATAATATCACATATAATAAAATGATGATTGCTGATTTAATACTAAAATTTGCTCCTGATTGGAGAAGAGTATTAAATGAATTACAAAAAAGTAGTACTACTGGAACGTTCAGCTATAATTTCGGAAATACTAGCGGACATGACGCTTTTTCTAATTTATTGCAATTAATAAAAGATAAAAATTTTAAATCTATGCGTCAATGGGTATCGAATAATATTGATACTGATGCTTCATATATATTTCGTGGAATATATGATAATATGTCAGATCATATTTCTCCGCAAAGTATTCCTCAAGTAGTTCTCATATTAGCAGATTATCAATATAAGAATGCATTTGTAGCAGATCACGAATTAAATGTTGTGGCTTGTTTAACTGAAATTATGGCAAACGTGGAGTTTAAATAATGGTCGTAAAAGATGGTCCTTTAAAATATGCTATAGAAAGTGAAGATTCTAATATCATTAAACAAGAATTGATTACTTATAAAATAGTTGATGACAGGATAGTAAAAGAAACTGTAGACAGAAGATTTTTAGAAAATGGTGACTATATTGATTCCACGTCACAAGAACCTTTGATGAGGAAAAGATATGCCACATAGAACTGAAGCAAAATTATTTGAGTGGGGTAAATTTATATCTCATGCTGGTAATGAATTAAATTTTAAATTAGAATGCGATGCTATATCACCAGAAGAATGGGATTGTTTAGCCAGTATGATAATGCAATATCAAGATATGCCTTTTAGATCGGTTGAAGGAATACCTCGTGGCGGTGTACCACTTGCTAAAGCATTAGAAAAGTATGCCACTGGAAAAGAAGAACATCAACCTATGATTGTTGATGATATATACACTACAGGAAAAAGTTTTGATGATTATATGGAAGAACATTATCCCGGTAATCTTCACGCTTGGGGACATAAATGGGTAGTGTTTCAGAGAGGTCCAACAATGTGGAATCATATTGGTGTTGTGAAATCACTTTTTAAATTATACGGAGTTGAATAGTGCTTATTGAAAATGAAATAAAATTAGATTATAAAGATGTATTATTCAAACCTAAAAGATCTACATTAACAAGTAGGCAACAAGTAGATTTATTTAGAACAATAGAATTTAGAAACGCAAAAGGGTGCGATAGAAGATTTTATGGTATACCAATAATTGCTTCAAATATGGACGGTGTTGGCACTTTTGAAATGGCAACCAAATTACGCAAATCTGGTTTAATGACTTGTTTAGTTAAAACATATTCTCAAAGTGAATTAGTAGAATATTTTGACAGTGATAGTGAATCAGTTTCTAATTACACTATTATGTCTATTGGTGCAACAAAAGAAGATTTTAAAAAAATAAAAAATGTTTATGAATTGACAGATGGAAAGGTTAAATACCTATGTGTAGATGTTGCTAACGGATATACTGAATTTTTTAGTCAATTCATTTACTCATTAAGAATACAATTTCCTGAACTTATTATCATGGCCGGAAATGTTGTAACTGGAGATATGACACAGGAGCTTATTTTAAATGGGGCAGACGTTGTTAAATGTGGTATCGGGCCTGGTTCTGTTTGTACTACTCGTATACAGACTGGAGTCGGTTTCCCGCAACTCTCAGCGACCATTGAATGCGCTGACGCTGCTCATGGCCTTGGGGCTTCTATTATTGCTGATGGAGGCTGTACGACACCAGGTTGTGTCTCTAAGGCCTTGGGAGGAGGAGCGGACTTTGTCATGCTTGGAGGAATGTTCGCTGGTCACGACGAAGGTGGCGGAAAAGTAACAGAAAAAGAATATATCACAAGTCAAGTTTGTAATGATAGTAATAAATCGCAATTATTTAATAGTGGTTCTGAAGCACATAGAAAAACTAAAATACATAAGACTATGCAATTTTATGGTATGAGTTCTACTTTAGCCAATGAAAAACATTTTGGTGGTTTAAAAGATTATAGAGCATCAGAAGGTAAAGAAGTTGAAATTAATTATAAAGGAAATATAAAAAACACTTTACAAGATTTGTTAGGTAGTATAAGATCAACTTGTACATATATTGGTGCTAAACGTCTTAAAGATATTCCAAAGTGCACAACTTTTGTAAGATGTAGTGATACGCATAATAGGGTTTACGAATAATATAAAATATGGTATAATAATAATATGAGTCCTTTTGATTTTTTAAATGAAATAAATTATGGTAAAAAAAATATCATGATTGATGATATTAACGAAAAACAATATAATTCATTTATGGTTAATCGCGGTTTGTCTTACTTTAAAGATACTGCTGTAATTGCTAATGAAATGAATATGAATCACCACCTAGATAATCGTTTACAATTTGATTTTCTTATAAATATTATAAGAAGAAAAAGACGGTTTTCAAAATGGAATAAACCAGAAACCGTGGATGACTTGGACGTTATTAAAGAGTATTATGGATATAGTAATAAACAAGCTAAAGCAGTTCATAATCTTCTTTCGTCTGATCAAATTGGAGAATTAAGAAAGAAGGTTTTTAAAGGTGGAAGAAAAAAATAGTATTATAGAGTGGACACCAAGCTCAATGCTGGAAGTTACTCTAAATGAACCAGATGATTTTTTAAAAGTTCGAGAAACACTTACGCGTATTGGTGTAGCCTCAAGAAAAGAAAATAAATTATTTCAATCTTGCCATATACTACACAAACAAGGCAGATATTTCATAGTACACTTTAAAGAGTTATTTCTGTTAGATGGTAAAAAATCTAATTTAGAAGAAAATGACGTTGCGCGCAGAAATACAATAACTCAATTAATGAGTGATTGGGGTTTAATAACAATTGAAAATAGTAAACAATTAGAACAATTAGCTCCGATGAGACAAATTAAAATTATACCATTTAAAGAAAAGGATAAATGGGAGCTATGCCCAAAATATAATATAGGGAATAAATGATACAAAATCATGGTAAGCCTTTTATATTATGGGCTAGTGCAAGAACTGCTTCTAGTCAATTTTTTTTTTAAATATTTAGAAAAAAACAATTGTAAAGTAATGCACAAAACGCACGAACCTTTAAATGTGCAAAAAAAATTATTAGGAGGCGGAATATTAGAATTTATTAATAAAAAATATTCTTTTAAGTGTATGGTAAATACCTCTCGGGTATTAAAATTAGAGTTAGATAGACTACAACAAGCAATTCCAACTATAGATTATACTCATATTATACTTTATAGAAAAGATCTTTATGCCAGACAAAGATCTTTCATGTTTTCAAAATATAATGATGTGTGGAAAAAAGAAGATTTAACAAAACCAAGAGATTCTAGTTGGTATTATTTTAAAAAAGAAGATATACCATCATTAGTAGATCAGGCTATAAGGTGGGAAACAGAATGTTTAAACATGTATGTTAAGTGTATTAAAAGATTAAAGGCATATGACATTCCTTATCAAGTAGTAGAATTTAATGATGCAATTCAATATATAGATAAAGATACCTCACAGGGAACCAAGCAATACTATGATAAAATGTTTCAATCAGAAGAATTAAAAAAGTCTTTAAAAAATTTAATAATTAATCACGAATTTTATAGTATGATTTAAATTTAAAGGAAATAAGAATTGAATGATGTGAAAAAAGAGGCTCAAAAGCAAGCCGAAGAAGCTTTTGTTGGTTTTATAAAATTTAGTAAATATATTGCATACGGGAGTATATTATTTTTATTAATTGTTGCAAGATGTAATTTTGGCGATGACGGTACTGGTGGTACTGGAAATCCGGATTTATATCCTGAATATTTGGAAAGGATGGGCGTTGATGAGTAATGAGCCATATAATAATGAAGGCTTTGCTTCTGCATATATAATGTTAATTTTTATAATGTTGATATTTCCAGCAATATTATTATTTTCATCTTTAGGTACTTGGGGTTTGTTTGTACAAATGCATTTGCCTGATGGTGACTGTTGGGAAAATGCTAAACACGAAAAAGTATGTAAAGGTGAAGTAGATTGCAAATTTATGAGAAATTTTTGTACTAAATTATGACAGATAAAAAAATAGTTTTTCTTGCCGATTTAATAGAACAAAAACTTCGTAAAGAAAAGGAAATAGAATATTATGAAAGTAAATTAAAAGAAATTACTAGTAAATTATTCTTCTTAAAAAAAGAACAAGACTTAACTAATTTAATAATTAATATAATACAACACGAAAAGATAGTGGACATAAAAGAGTTTTTAACAGATGAAAAAAATATTTGATAAATTACCGGATTTTTATTTAAGCCATTGGTTATTAAGAATACCTTTAGCAATAGTTTTTATTCAACAAGGCTGGATGAAAATGCCTGTTAGCGCAGAAGAAGCTGCATCATACGATTTATCATACATTGTTTGGTGGTTTGTAACTTATGGTGAGTTTTTATCAGGCGTAGGTTTATTAATAGGTGGTATCTTAACCTCTAATTGGATGTATAAAGAAATGCCAGATTGGTTAGGAGACATGATTACTAGATTTAGTGGTATTACAATGTGTTGTATCATGACAGGCGTTATATGGGTTGGAGAGCCAGAAAGTTTAATGGACGTAATCATATATGATAATTTACACGTTTTATTATGGGTTGGTGGATTGTTTTTTGCTTTAAGAGGAAATAGAGTATAATAGAGGGAGGATATTATGCATTACGTATTATACGCATTGTTTATGATGCATCCAGAAAATATCAATGACTGGAGAATAACAGATAGACTACAATTTCAAAATCAATACGAATGTCAAAAATATTATAATACTTATACTAATGAATTAATAGGTGGATTAAGAGATTATATGTCTGCGAATCATGGACCGCCAGATGCAGGTAATTATACTTTACTCGAAGTTGGTTGTATGGTACATGATGGAGTAAATCCAGCACTTCAAA